TAAACTTAGATGGTACGGAGTTTACTTTTGAACAATTTATAAAAGTCGTCGAGGCTAACAGAAAAACAAAGGAAGAACTAGAAGAATTTGCAACAGAGTTAATGAGATTAGAGTTGACAGGAGGTGCAGATGAGTTTGCAGATGGACCCGTTTGTTTACAAAGACTTTCTAAATCTAAGTTGGATGATTACAGAGATAGGTTTATTTATAATTACATGGTGTTTGCTAAAAAGAAATACCCAGATAATTGGGAAGAGAAACTTTTAGAAGGCGCTAGAAATTATATTGTTTATGATAATATTTGGGGTGATGAGAAAGTAAAACAAAAGATTAAAGCTTATAAAAAAGACACGGCAGGACATACTTGTTCAGAGGAACCTATTGTTAGTATGTGTGTTAAATCAGAATGTTTAAAAAGAAAGTTTGGAGTAGCTTCAGATAAAGTTAAAAAGTTCCCTGCACTTTCTGCCTTAATAAAAATAGATTATTCACCAGAACCAGAGTTTAGATTCACTGTTCATTATGTTGATAAAATTGAAGGAGAAGCCTCTCAACAAATAATAGCTAAAGATATAAATTACATCATGGACCAGGAAAAATTAAGAAGATTAATAGGAGCCCACACACCTATTCCACCACCACGGATCAAGGGTGATGATATGCAGAATGTTTTAGACGTTCTTTGGCAAGGAATGAAAACAGAGAAAGCTCCTCCAGGAACTTCTCCAAAAGAAATCTTACATAAACATTTAGAAGATCATATCTATGGCGTGCCTGCAGTGAGTGATGCTTCCTTTAGAAGTGGTAGTACTTTAATTGACGATGGCTACGCTTATTTTGTGTTTGATCCTTTCTATAATTATTTAAAGAATAAAGAATGGAAATCTAAAATAGATAGAACGGGTCAAATGATGATTGATTTCTTTGATGCTAAATTAAAAGATCTAAAAAGATATCCTAAAAAAGAAACAGAAAAAAAATCACATAACCCTGTTAGATGTGTGAAAATATCAATAGCTCATTTTCCAAAAGAGGAAAATAAAGTTGAACTAATAGCAATGAAAAAAAAAGAGGATATATTATAAGTGCCGAAAGTAACTAAAATATATGGTCCTCCTGGCACAGGTAAAACAGAGAAACTTATTAGAAGAGCGATGGCTTATATTCGAATAGGTACCCCTATTAATAGTATAGGTTATTTTGCATTTACTCGTAAGGCTGCTCATGAAGCAAGGGATAGAATGCTTTCAAAGAATCCACAATATAAGAAAAAAGAATTAAGATACTTTCAAACTTTACATTCTTTAGCTTTCCATACATTAGGTTTAAGAGAAGAAAATGTTATGCAAGATTATCACTATAACGATCTTGGAAAAATTTTAAGCATAAGAGTCAATGCTAAAAAAGATGCGGATGCCTCTCCGTATTTAAGTTGTGACAATGAATACTTTCAAATCATTTTAAAGGCCAAAGAGAAAGGGATTTCAGTTTGGGATGAATATTGTACAGGAGAACATTCTTCTAATGTAGAACCTGACTTACTTAAACACATAGAAGTAAATTATAATCAATACAAAGTTAATAATAATTTAATAGATTTTGCAGATATGATTAAGAAATTTCTATCTAAACCAGAGTTGTGTCCAAGTTTTGACACAGTCTTTATAGATGAAGCGCAGGATCTTTCTCCCATTCAATGGGACATGTATGACTTATTAAAAAATAATTCTAAAAATGTTTATTTAGCGGGGGATGATGACCAGGCAATTTATGGCTGGGCGGGTGCAGACGTAGATAGATTTATAAAAGAACCTGCTGAAGAAAAAGTACTCTCAAAATCTAGACGTATACCTATAGCCGTGCAGGAAATATCTGAAATTATTACAGAAAGAATTCAGGGATTGAGAGCAACTAAGAATTATTTACCTAGAAATGAACAAGGTTTATGTAGTAAAATCAATAGTTTAGAGAACGTGGACCTATATAATGGTAAATGGTTGATTCTTACTAGAACAATTTCTAGAGCAAAAGAAATATGTGATTTATTGAAAGTTAAAGGTTTGTATCATGAGAATAAGCATAGGAAAAGTTATGACACTAAATTATACAAAGCCATTATTAATCACAGCAAATGGTTAAATGGTGAAGATATTCCCGACACTGCTTTAGAAGATATTAAAGAGTATATGGGTGAGAGAGAATTAAAAAAAGATCTGAAATGGTATGAATGTTTTGATACCGCTTCTGCCGATGAAAAAATATATATTAGATTAATGCTATCTAATGGAGAAAAATTAAGTAACGAAGCTAGGATTAAAGTATCTACAATTCATGCAGCTAAAGGAGGAGAATGTGAGAATGTAATATTAGTATTAGATAATGCTAAAAAAATAAGAGAAGCTACGGCCCATAGTATAATAAAACGTGACGAAGAGCATAGAGTATGGTATGTAGGGTGTACGAGAGCAAAAAGAAATTTATATTTAATGAGAGCAAAAATAGAAAGGAAAGGTTACCAGTTATGACACATAAAGATATATTTAACGATTCATTTCCACAAGATAAACAGATAGGTGGATCCCATTACAAAAAATTTTTAATTCAACCTTATGAATTTATTTCAAAGAATGCTTTGTCATTCTTCCAGGGCAACGTAATTAAATATGTTTGTCGTTATAAAAACAAAGCAGGAATACAAGATCTTGAAAAAATAATTCATTACTGTGAGTTAGAAATTAAAACAATGAAAGATATAGGTAAGAAATGAACACATATACTGAGATTTTTGGTTTGTTAATTATAACAATATTTATGTTTGGATTGATATAATGAATCCTTTTTTACAAATAAGATTAAAGTTAGCTGCTGCAATTAAAAGAGCAGAAAGACTTTATAAAGAAAATCAAGTAATGAAAAGAAGATTACTTAAATATGAAAAGCAAGGTATGCTATACCACAACAACAAGAAAGGTTTAAATGAAAGTACCTTTATTTGAAGCGCAGACAGAATGGATTGAACCAGAGTTTTATCCTGATCTAAGACAGTACGACGAGATTGCAATTGACTTAGAGACAAGAGATCCAGATTTAAAATCTAAAGGTAGTGGTGCTATTATTGGTAATGGAGAAGTTGTAGGAATTGCTGTAGCTGTACCTGGTAAAAAGTTTTATTTTCCTATTGCTCACGCATCTGGGCCAAACATGGATCGTAAGAAAACTTTAAAATGGTTTCAAGATATTTTAAATACACCAGCAGTAAAAATATTTCACAATGCAATGTATGACGTTAGTTGGATTAGATCTATGGGTCTAAAGATTCAGGGACAGATCGTAGACACTATGATTGCAGCCAGTTTAATTAATGAGAATAGATTTAGATTTGATTTAAATAGTTTAGGTTGGGATTATTTAGGCCATGGTAAAAACGAATCAGCACTTAATGAAGAAGCAAAGTCTAGAGGACTAGATCCTAAAGCAGATATGTGGCAGCTTCCGGCGCTTCATGTTGGAGCCTATGCAGAAAAAGATGCAGAACTTACTTTAGAACTTTGGCAGGTATTTAAAAAAGAAATTACTCACCAGGATATTGAGTCTATTTTCGAACTCGAAACGGATTTATTTCCTTGCTTAGTTGATATGCGTTTCTTAGGTGTCCGGGTAGACCTTCAAAAAGCTCAAGAATTGAAGCGAGCATTAGTGATAAAAGAAGAAAACTTACTCCAACAAATAAAAATAGAAACTGGAATAGATGTTCAGCTAATGGCTGCAAGAAGTGTTGCCAAAGTTTTTGATAAATTAAAGTTACCTTATGAACGAACTGCGAAATCAAATGCTCCATCCTTTACTAAAAATTTTATTATTAATCATGAACACCCTATAGTTAGAATGATTGCTGAGGCTAGAGAAACTAATAAGGCACATACTACGTTCATTGATACCATAATTAAACACGAACATAAAGGCAGAATTCATGCTGATATAAACCAAATAAGATCTGATCAAGGTGGGACAGTGACCGGTAGATTCAGTTACTCTAATCCAAATTTACAACAACTTCCAGCTCGAAATAAGGAACTTGGACCTATGATTAGATCCATATTTCTTCCAGAAGAAAAACATAAATGGGGTAGTTTTGATTACTCACAACAAGAACCACGTCTTGTTGCACACTATGCAGCGCTTCATAAATTTCCATCTGTCAATGAGGTTATAGATAGTTATGAGAATGATACTTCAACAGATTTCCACCAGGTAGTTGCAGACATGGCAAAAATCCCTAGATCTCAAGCCAAGGTAATTAACTTAGGATTATTTTATGGTATGGGTAAAGCAAAGCTACAAGCAGAACTTGGAGTATCAAAAGAAAAAGCAGCAGAATTGTTCGAGACGTACCACGCTAAAGTTCCCTTTGTTAAGCAACTAACTAATAGTGCTTCTAATCGTGCCCAGGAGCGTGGCCAAATTCGAACCTTACTGGGACGATTATGTAGGTTTCATTTGTGGGAGCCTAATCAATTTGGTATGCATAAAGCATTGCCTCATGAAGAAGCATTGCAAGAACACGGACCAGGGATAAAAAGAGCTTACACTTACAAAGCTTTGAATAAATTAATTCAAGGATCCGCAGCAGACATGACAAAAAAAGCTATGTTAGATTTATATAAAGAAGGTATAATAGCTCACGTACAAATTCATGATGAACTTTGTGTTTCAGTAAAAGATGAGAAACATGCAAAACAGATTAAAGAAATCATGGAAG